CCGGCTGGTCCGAACTCCTTTTCAAACCAGTCCAAGACAGGTTTTGACCAGGAGTATTGCCAACGAACAACTCTAACGAATCTCTTTGCACTACGTTTCGGTGAGATAATGGGAGGGAGAGGGGTACGTCCTTTACGTCTCAGAGTCTTCACAAGTGGACCTGGAGTAACATCAAAAGAATTTGTCAAATCCCAAACAGGATGGGCCAAAAACTCAAGAGGTACCCCAGACCATTGAAGCACTCTTTCCCGCTCTGACTCTGCGTGCGCCTGGTCGACGATGGAAAAGAGATCTTCCCGAGGAGGATCTGCTACCACGACTTCGCAGGACCGAGAAACCCCGGTAATGATAGGAGGAACGGGATCAGATCCCCTCCACCTTCTAAACCAGGACTTTTTCATTAACCCGGTAAAGACATATCTAGGTATGTTAGCCACGCAAAAGTCCCTTAGGACGATTTCGTGTCTAGCGAGTACAGAGATAGCATACTGGCGTACGCTATGCTTCATACCCTTCACACCCTTCCACACCTCACCGAGTAGGTCCACACAGTCATTACGGAAAGGACGGAGAAAAGAGAGACAATGCCTCGGAACAAGGCGACAAGAGGGCACATGGAAAGGCTGACTATTCAGGTCGAGCCACGTGTCTGAAAAGCCAGTCTTCTGGCGATTAACTACAAGTCCAAAGGTAGAAGTGACCTCCTCCCAAAGAGAGAAGAACTTACGGTTACCATTGAACATGCAGTCATCGCCGTTGAACCGGCCAACCCTCCTAACGCCAGAACCAAAGCTTATGTCACAGCAGATGTCGTAAGAGACCTTGTTGATAAGGCACAAGATAGGGAAACTCAAGAGATTCCCCATCATTTGCTTCCTAGTCAACGTATAGCGTGTCTTGCGGCTTTTAGACCACAGATGAAGGTCCCCCACTGCTGCCAACATTATGCCTCTCTCTTCCTCAGTAAGATCAGGACTTTCAGCCAACACACTCGTAATAGCCTCAGTTACCCAAGGCAAAACGTTGTCAGTGGCAGCCGTATAGTCGCCAGAGATAAAGGACTCTCCGGGCTTACGGTCGTCGACAATCGACTGAAAATCGCTTTTCTTAACGTCCCCCCTTACACACCAACCAAAACTGGTTAAATGGTCGTAGAGCGCGTCGTGAACAGGGGCTAATACCCTCTTGACACGCGCGCTCTGCATGGTGACCACCCTGAGTTTCCCTTTTGTCTTGGCTACGCCTAATCTAAGCTCGGAGATGTCGCCGTAGCGACCTTTTCCGACAGATATGGTACCACCAAGATAAGAGGTCTGCTCAAGGCAGCCGTTCTGATCGGT